TTTTCTTACAACAGCCAAAATCGATGCAATACGAAATGTCTAAGCCGTCTGCAAACCCAGAAGTAAACCAAGCTGTATTCAATGGTGACATCACAACGCACAAGGAATACAAAGAACTAGAGCACCAACTCAAACTCACTCAACAATCCAACGAGCTTCTAAGGGACGAGAACGTGAAACTCAAGTCTTCCAAGGTCGAAGTCAAGGAAACTATCAAGGAAGTCGTACCGGACGATTACAAGGCTACACAGGACCTCAACAAGCAATTGCTGGAGAAGAATAAGGAACTTTCCAAAACTGTGAAGGCGATGGAAGAACGCTCCGGATTTATCGAAAAGCAACTTGCTGAGACACTGGCCCAGCGTGAAGAGGTCGATAAGAAATCTTCTCAGTACGATGAATTGACACGAGCGATTGAAGAATCGCAAGGACAACTCAATAATGTTCAGAAGCAAATCTCAGCTTACAAGAATATCACAAGCCTATTGCAAAAAGGGAACGATTTTTTAGCAAGCATGGGAGGGCTGATTTATGCAGATGAGGAGAAAGTCCTAAAAGCAGACGGGATAATCCGAAATGAATTTGATAGTTTTATCAGTCGAGGGCTTCGTTTCTTCAACGACCTGAACGATATCCGCAAAGAAAGCAACATTTTAGAAGGAGAATTTGAATGACAAACGAAATTGCAAAAGTCAGCAATGACTTAACTACAGAAGATGTGATGATCCACGCATTGCAGGAACTTAAAAAGCTGAAAGAAGGACAATCCGTTCTATCAGCCGATGTAGATTATTTGAAAAATGAACAACCAGTGAATCCGTCAATTTGTTTGGCACTTGAAAAAATGCGAAAACAAAAAGTTGTCGAATTACTGGGTGGTAAAGATAGTCAAGCATACAAAGATCGGAAATTTGCACAATCGGTATTCTCACAGGCTGCCAAAGACTTCAAGGAATACTTCCGCATTCCACGCTATGACTTGCTGAAACGTAAAGATGAAGAACAAGCGTTTGACTATTGGGGAAGCTGGGAACCATCAGCAAATACCAAGCTAGAAATCAAAGCCCGCAACGGTCAGATGAGTTTGGTGGGGTGAGGAGAAATAAATGAGCGAACCTTTAAAAAAGACATTGCATATCGAAAATCTAGAAATTAAGATCAGCAGTGATTCTAGCATACCTCACGTTATTTTAAATGGAGTTGATTTTCAAGCTGAAGATATCGGTTTACAAGGAATAAACATTGTTTGGGAGACAAGCAAGGACGAAGTACCTGAAACTCTGATCCAAATCGACTATATTAATGGTCGGGAGCATCCTAAAGAGATATCAATTAAGCAATCATTTCCTAATACTCTACTTAAATAAATTGTATAAGGAGAAATAAATGAAAATTAAATTAAAAAAAGAACTTGTTAAAAAACAAGTCCTTAGTTCAAAAGATGGGAAAACTTCTGTAAAACTTAGTGATTCGATTATTCACTTTCAAAAGTAATTACAAGTTTACCATCAACAGTATTGGAAATTGGTTTTCTATTAGACCAAACTTCATTGTCTTCACTTTTAACTAATAGAACTAAACCATTTTCATGTACTGACAAGAAATCAATAAATCTCTCGTTATCTACTGTTGTAGCAAATTTCAAAACAGATTTAGATGATGGATCAACACTGTCTACATCTGAGGTTGAAAAACGATATGGCAAGAAACTTACTTCATTAGGCAACATTTCATTAATGTAATTCATAGATTCCCTCCTTTCATAAAAATTGACAGACGATTTTCATAAGGAGTAAGAGGTCTTATTTAATCGTTTTTTGTCAGTAGTAAGTTAACACAATAATATAGAAAGGTCATCGGTCTTGAGATGGATTTTGAAGATGAAATTATAAAGTTATCTGACTTGCTAATTGAACAATCAGAAACTTATAGTGAAGCTTTGATTAAGTTACAAAAGCTCACAAAAGATATAGCTCATGAAGTAATTTTAAGAGCTATAGAACAAAAGAAAAATAAAGAATAGAAAGGATTAAAAAAATGGTCCTAGAACTATTTGGAACTGAATTTAAAGATAAACTCTTTGAAGAGCTGGTTTCAATCAACATCAAAGCTATGGAAGAAGCTAAGCGTAGATCAAGCAGAAATATTACATGGGTGCCGATCAAACAGCTACAGGAAGCGACCGGATGGGGTAGAACTAAACTAGAAGAATGGAGAGACCAAGGGAAATTTCAATTTCAACAGTCCGGAAAGGGCGGGAAGTATCTCTACAATTTGGAAGATGTTCAGCGATTCTGTCGAAGCTTGCAAAAATAAAAAAAAGCGCCTTGAGAAAGGCACTTTTGAAAGAACTATAAACTAATTATAACACAATTTGAAGGAGAAAAAATGGATCCTATTAAAAGATTATTAAAATTGATGGAATGGCAAGATGCCAATCGTCCGCTGAAAGTAGAGGAAAAAGCCAGATTGATGAAATTGCCAGACAATGAATTTGAAAACAAACTTCATCAGATGGCTCTGGATTTTAAGAACGATGGGGTGATTAGAGTATGAGTTTAAAACAATTAAAATTTACTGTTCTATCACTTGCAACACTATTATTATTATTTGCAGGCGCAACAATGAAAATCATGTACGATCAAGAACAACACATCAAAGAACTAGAAAATTCAGTCCAAATGAACTTTGAAAGTACAGGTCATTGGGCTGAAAGCATCGAAAAAATCAAAGAGAGCAATAAGGCTCAAGATGTGATGATCAACAAATTCAACCGGGAACTTTTCCCGCAAAAAGAAACAAAAGAGGTAGAAGAAAATGACAACAATTGAAATTATTTTAGCAGTAGCTTTTGTAACATACATTTTATTTTCAGGATTCGCAATCTATGTGATGCGTGAAGTAATCGTTCGCCAAAAAGCCAAAATGAAGCATTACAAATCAGCAAAATATCAGCGTGAAATGTGGAATAAGAGAATGTCAGAGATTCATCAAAAGAGAACAGTGAAAGGAATGTCTGAACTATGAACGACAATGTAAGAAATCCAAAACATTACCAAGGACGGAATGGCTTAGAAGCAATTGATGTTCATCGCAACTTCATGAATGATGAACAGCTAACAGGTTATCATTTGGGCAATCTCCTAAAATATATTCTTCGTTATCGTCAAAAAAACGGGATTGAGGACTTGGAAAAAGCAAAGGTTCACATGGATTGGTTGATTGAGAAAGAGAAGGCAATTTTAAAAAATGAAAAGGATCTGAAAGGAGTGGAAAATGATTAATAATGTTGTACTTATCGGGCGCTTAACTCGTGATGTAGAACTACATCGAACACCTCAAGATCAAGCTGTTGGACAATTCACGCTTGCTGTAAATCGAAATTTTAAAAATCAAGATGGTGGATATGATGCAGATTTCATCAATTGTGTGATTTGGCGGAAATTAGCGGAAAACTTTGCAAGTTGGATCAAGAAAGGAAATCTGGTAGCCATCACTGGCCACATTCAAACCCGTAATTATGAGAATCAGCAAGGTCAACGTGTCTATGTGACTGAAGTTGTTATTGATAGTTTCAGAAGTTTAGAGAAGCGTGACAATTCAGCCAACCGGAACTCTATGGATGAGCAAATGCCTCCTTCATTTGAGAGTAATCAAATGAATATCCCTGATGATGGTTTACCATTCTAGAATGGAGGAATGAAATGTCAGATAATAAGAAATACTACTATCTGAGAGTGAAAGAAAATTTTTATGACAGTGATGAAATGATTATTTTGGAAAGCATGCCAGATGGTTTTCTATACTCTAACATTTTGATCAAACTCTATCTGAGGTCATTGAAAAATAATGGTAAGTTGATGTTCAATGATCGAATCCCATTCAATTCTGAAATGCTTTCAAAAATAACAAGGCATCCTGTGGCAGTAGTAGAAAAAGCTGTCAGCATTTTCAAGGAAATGAACCTAATTGATGTTTTGGACAATGGCGCCATTTTTATGCTAGACATTGAATCATTTATCGGAAAATCGAACACGGAAGCTGATAGAAAGCGTGACTATCGCAGAAGAATTGAGAAGGAAAAACAAAAAATATTGTTGGGACATTTGTCCGGACAAATGTCGGACGAACATCCACCAGAGTTAGAGATAGAGAAAGAGAAAGAAATAGAGATAGATATAGAGAAAGATTTAGAGAAAAATACGCTCAAAATCATCGTAGATGAATATCAGTCTCGTATTTCACCAATTGATGGAATCCAATTTGAAACTTTAAAAGAATTCATCACTTTGGATGGTATGGAACCAGATGTAGTTTTAAAAGCTATCAGTTTAGCCGCTGACAATGGTAAAAGAAATTTCAGCTATATTAGAGCTATTTTGCAAAATTGGAAAAATGATGGATTGTTATCAATTGCAGCAGTAAACGAACGAGAACGGAAGTTTCAGGAAAGCAAAACAAAAGGGCAAACAACAAAGCAACAATCAAACGTTCCAGATTGGTCAAAGCCAAATTATACCAATCAAACAAGTGATCAAGAGAAAAAAGCTTTGGAGGAAGCAAAAAATAAAATGCTACAGAAATTAGAAAAGGATGGGAAGTAATGTTTATTTTAAAACATGGATCAAAACAAGCAAAACCATTTATAAAATCTGTAGTAGTTGGGACCACTGGTTTGGATGTCTCTTTCTCTGAGGAAGCGAAAGCAATGAAATTCGCATCTCGTGGGGTAGCTATCCAGGTAGGAAATGCTTTAAGAAAGTCATTCGGTACATTCTATCCAGTAGAAATTGATAATTGAAAAAGGAGTTGTAATGTATCATGGCAGGCTACACCAAAAATCAGATAGAACATTTCAAGGAGCAACTTAAACTCTTAATGAAAAGCCATAACTTAACAGCTAGAAAATTATCCGAAGAAATAGGCTACTCAATGAATACAATAAGCAGTCTACTTACTGGCAAAATAAAAGTACACGAACGTCACGTACAACTGATTTGCCGATATTTCCAAATCGGACAGAACTCTCTCATGGGTGATGCGGATGAGTTAGCTGATTATAAGCTATATGAGAACGGACGTTATTTATGTACCGGATCATTGAAGAAGTTAAGCAAAATTACAGGGAAAGATAAATTGCTATTGAAATTCTATGCAGATTTAAACAAAAAAGGCAAAGAGACTGGCAATCTAAAACTTGTGAAAAAATAGAAAGAGGTAAAAATGGAGAATTTAATTTTAAACAAAGTAAAACAATGGTTTATTGATCGAGATCTAGAAAACGGGGGCCGGCTAGATAAACAGTCCTTAAAATTAAGTGAGGAATTTGGTGAGTCATGTGCAGGATTCTTGAAAAAGAATGAAGCACTAACAAAAGACAGCATTGGTGATTGTGCTGTAGTAGTTGTAGGTTTAGCATTGCTGATCAAAGAGGATGTACAGAGCATCTTTGAAGAGTCTAATAATATTAGGCGAAAAGACGCAATGGACTGCTTCAAATTGCTAAATGCCAATATTAGTGAATTTCAGCTATCTCAAGATTTAGCAAGTAAAAAAATGTGTCGCCACAACCTTGTGCGCATTGTAGCTTACTTGAAATCAATCAGCAATATTTTAGGTTATGAATTTCTAGAATGTTTCACTGGAGCCTATAACGAAATCAAAGATCGAAAAGGCAAATGGATTGATGGCTCATTCGTAAAAGAAGAGGATTTGCCGAATATATAAAAAGCAAGGAAGGAAAAGATAATGCCAAATTGGGCCAAAGGATCTCTTAAATTAAGAGGAAGAAGCGAAAATATTGCATCAGCATTAAAAGAAATGCTATTAAACGACACTGTGACGCTAGAAGATGAATATGATGGCACTCTGCTTAAATTCAATAACACAGCTCCCTATTTTTACATTAATAACACAAGACGAGCATTTATTGATCAAAAACAAATAGAAGTTTGGCTTGAAGAAAAATTTTGTATCGTTGAACTGGATAATTTCAAGCAAGCATGGAGTGCTATTCCAGAAAATTATAAAGAAATTTCAAGCAAGTTTGATGTTGACATTAAAATCTTTACGTTTGAGTGTGGCATGGAATTCACACAGGAAATTGAAATTTCCAAAGGTGAAATCATCAAAAACGTTTGCTATGAATATGATGATTATCAGTGGGAAGTCCCGTTTAGCAATTTAGGAGGATAAAATGACAGAAGAAATTAAAATACTTGACGCTTGTTGCGGTAGTCGGATGTTTTGGTTTGATAAAAATGAAAGTCACACAACTTTCATGGATATCAGAAAAGAAAACTTTGAAATACACGGTAAAAAAGTCAACGTACATCCTGATGTTATTGGCGATTTCCGTGATATGCCATTTGAAAATAATACTTTTAATTTGGTTGTTTTTGATCCACCTCATTTGAAATGGGCTGGGCCTAATTCGATAATGAAAGCACAGTATGGACAACTTGATAAAGACACTTGGTCTGAAGATTTGGCTAAAGGCTTTGAAGAGTGCATGCGTGTTTTAAAAACAGGTGGAACGTTAATTTTTAAGTGGTCTGATTGCCAGGTAAATGTAAAAGAAATACTAAAGGTCATTCCATTTAAACCTTTGTTTGGACAACAAAGAGGAACAACCCACTGGATGACGTTCGTAAAGTTTGAGGAGGTGGAATAAATGGGAGAACTTATGTATTGGGTGATGTTCTTAGCTTGTGTGTCAGTCCTGGTAATGGCGACATTTGTAATGCTTTATCAGCGTCAAATTAATATTGATTTAAGAAATAAATATAATGATTTAGTGCGAGAACTAAACAATAGTTTCGGTTGGGAAGAATGGAATTGGGCGAATAATTTCAGAGAGTATGCTCGAAAAGTTGATTCCCTAGAAAATTTTAGGATTGATATTGAACGGCTTGAAATTATCAAGAAAGCATTAGACGCCCAAAAGCTAGAAGAATTACAAAAACGTAAAGAGCTAGTTGAACGTGAAATCAAAAAGCTTGAAAGTTGAGGAGGTGGAAGAATGAATAAGCAAGAATTAATCGGGAAAATCAAGAGTGCAGAAACTTTATATTTATCTTCCTGTCCATTCATCGGAAAGAAATTGATCTTAGACTTAGTCAAGCAGCTAGAAGAACCAAAAGAAAGAGTTACGCTTCCTCGTCCGGTGGCGAACTGGATCTCTTGCGTGAGAGGACAAAACAAGACTTTACATTTTGCGCTAGAAAATGCACCCGAAGAGGTAAATTTGTGGTTTTGTGAAGATGAAAAGAATCGGCAAAACGTATTCGCTGACGCTTGGGTTAACGGATATCATATCGAGAAAGAAAAACAATATATCGTAGCGGTTAAGAATATCGATAAAAATTGCAAATATCTTAAATGGAACGTTTTACAGAAATATTGGTATATCGGCAATGACAATAACACGTTAGATCTTCGCTCACATCACACAATGGAAAAGCTGCAAAAAGGCGGGTTCGGTGATGTGTTCACAAATCCACTCTTTGAAGTTGAGGAGGTAGATTAATGGGATTTATTAGTTGGTTAACTTTATTATTAATAGCTTTGAAATTGTTAGGTGTAATCTCTTGGAGCTGGTTCTATGTCTTTCTGCCTGCAATAGCTGATCTAGTAATTTCTATTTTGATTTTAATGGTAGTTAAAATGATATGGAATAAGTAGGGTTTGTTGTGTGAGAGCGAGGAAAAAAATGGCTACTGAAAAAAGAACATCAGACATAACTGTGGCACTTTATGAATGGAATAAGTTAACAACAAGGAATATGGCTGAAGATGAAAAGGAATATTTTAATGGTGGCATTGAATTTATTTGGGAAGGCAAAACTCCAGAAATTGATGAAGAAGTCCTTGTCTATAATCCAAGCACACAAAAGATATACACTGATATATGGGTTGATTATGGGGAAGGAATTGGTTTTGAGGACACTGATGAAGACACAGTATTTTGGATGAGTTATCCGAAACCACCAAAGGAGATGGAAGAAT